CAGGATGGGTGACCATGGCTTCAAGCCAGGTGAGTGGAAGGCCGTCAATGCGACGGGAGATGATCTGAAAAAGCAGATTGTTCCCCTACCAACGAAAGAGCCGAGTAATGTCTTGTTCCAGTTGATGGGTTCCCTCATCACTTCTGGTAAGGAACTTGCAAGTGTTGCTGAAATCTTCACTGGCAAGATGCCGGGGCAAAATACCCCCGCAACTACCACAATGGCTACCATTGAACAGGGCATGAAAGTGTTCACGGCAGTCTACAAACGAATCTTCCGTAGTCTGGAAGAGGAGTTTAAAAAGATTTATGACATTAATGCTACATACCTCAATCCAAATACTTATGCGGAAATTGTAGATGTAACCATTGGTCCAAAAGACTTTTCTTCCCGTTACGACATTTGTCCCGGCGCTGACCCTACTGCTGTGTCTCAGACTGAGAAACTGATGAAAGCACAAGGTCTAATGGAACTCTTGCCTACAGGTATGTTGAATCCTGTAGAGGTTGTTAAACGTGTCCTAGAGGCACAGGAACAGCCTAACTGGGAACAAGTAATGAATCCCCAAGTCCTCCAGTCTGGAGAGCCTCCAGCACCTCCTCCTGATCCAAAGCTTCAGGAAATGGAGATGAAAGGGCAAATGGAACAAGCCAAGCTACAGATGCAACAAGAGCAGATGCAGCATAAAATGGAACTAGAAACACGGGACAAAGCAACACAGCTTGCAATGAAGGCTCGTGAGCATCAGATGGATATGCAGCACAAAGCCCAGATGGGTCAGTTGCAAGCAGCTGAAGCAATCCATAAACAAAGAATCTTTTCTGTTACCGAGCAAGCCAAACTCAACCAACAGGTTGCTTCTGGTGCACAGTCTCTGGTACAGAAAGACGCCGAGCATAAACAGAAACTTGCTCAAACTAAATCTCAACCCAAAGGGGCCACTAAGAAACCATGAGTCTAAAATCTGAATTCGTTGATTGGAAATCCCATCCAATCACCAAACGAGTGTTTGAGGGTCTTCACGAGCAAGAGGTAAACTTGCTGGATCAGCTAGCAACAAGTGCCGGTATTGATTCGACTGATGACCGTTTTAAAGTAGGTTACATCGCCGCGCTGCGTGATGTTTACCTTATTCGTCTAGAGGACGAGGAGGATACAAATTGATTCAGCCACTATTGCACCGAATTCTTGTCCGACCTGAAAAGTTTGACGAGTTTAACAAAGACATGCAGCGAGCTAAGAACATGGGTCTGGTTATTCCAGAACTTGATGAACTCAAGCGAGCGCAGGCTAGTGTAGATCGGGGAGTTGTTGTAGCACTAGGCGAAACTGCTTATCGTGACTACAACGTGGAACCCCCTGTGGCAATCGGAGACACCGTAAACTACGCCCGCTTCTCAGGTAAGGTCATTGAAGACCCAGAGAGTGGTATTGAGTATGTTTGTCTCAACGACGAAGATTTGATTTGTATTGTGAAGGAATCTCATGGAAACTGAAAACCAAGCCCCAGAGGGTGAACAAACCCCAGTAGAACTCTCCCCTATTCAGCAAGAAGCATTGGACAGTGGGTGGGTTCCGCAAGACGACTTCCACGGCGACAAAGAGAAATGGGTAGATGCTGCCGAATTTCTCCGCCGTGGAGAACTGTTCAAGAAGATTGAAGCACAGTCTCGTGAAATCAAGGATGTCCGTAAGGCCCTTGTTGAAATGAAAAAGCTACATGCTGATGTTCGTGAAGTCGAGTATCAGCGAGCCCTTGACACTCTCAAGGCTCAAAAGAAAAACGCACTCGAAGAGGGTGACGCAGATGCGGTCATTGCTGCAGATGAGCGTATTGATTTGGTTAAAGAACAGCAGCGCCAGCTCAAACAAGAGGTAGCAGAAGCTCCTCAACGAGAAGCTGGTGAAGAGCATCCAGAGTTTGTTGAATGGAAATCCAAGAACAACTGGTATGTCTCTAGCAACCCCATGCGAGCCTTCGCTGACGCCCTAGGCGCAGAACTGGCCCAACAAGGTATGTCTCCAGCAGCTGTCCTCAAGAAAGTTGAGCAAGAAGTTCGTAAAGAGTTTCCTGCACGATTCCAGAATCCACGTCAAGAGCGTGCATCGTCTGTAGAAGGCACCACTGCAAAAGGTAGTTCGGGCTCTAGTTTCCAACTCACACCAGAAGAGCGTCGGGTCATGCAGACCTTTGTACGGCAGAAGGTGATGACTGAGGCTGAGTACGTTGCTGAACTCAAAAAAGTTAAAGGGGTTTAAGATGAACCAAGAAAAAGAAGCGATTTCTAAGGTGCCAAGTGGCCGTCCTCAACGTACTCCTATCGGTACGCGGAATATTCTTACGGTAAAGGGGAAAGACCCCAACTACGAATACCGAATTGTGAACGATGTTGATGATCGTGTCACGCAGTTTCAAGAGGCGGGCTATGAACTGGTCCCGGACGAAACTGTCAAGGTTGGTGACAAACGTGTCAATGCTCCCTCTGCTGAGGGCTCTGCCAAACAGTTGTCTGTTGGCGGAGGTACAAAAGCTTTTGTTATGCGAATTAAAAAGGAATGGTATCAAGAAGACCAGTCCCGCAAACTAGGCCAAGTTGCAGAAATTGAGCGTGCCACCAAAGAAAAAGCTCTTGATGGTGCATATGGAGACATTAAATTGTCTCGGGATTAACCCCTATGTGCCATTAGGAAAACAATTTTTATTGGAGAAAACTAATGGCAAGTGTTTCGCGTATCAACGGGCTGCGTCCCGTTAAAACGTCGAATGGTACCCCTTACGTGGGCCAAGCGAACGTTTATTTTATTCCCTCTTCTAATGCTGACGTAATCATGGTTGGCGATGTGGTGAAGTTGGCTGGTGACAGCCGCAGCCCCACTGGTGTACCTACGGTGGCTCGCCACGCAGGTGGTGCTACTGAGGCTGCTGTGGGTGTTGTGGTTGGTATCCTGTTCTCGGGCGTTGGTGATACTAACAACGTTCCCCCGGTTACCGATTTGAACACTCCTGTGTACCGTCGTGCATCTACTGATCGCTATGTGATGGTTGCAGACGATCCTACCCTCATCTTTGAAGCTCAGACCATGGGAGCCACTTTGGCTGCTGCGGATATTGGCCTCAATGCTGAAGTGGACGTGACTGCTGGCTCCACGGTGTCTGGTAACTCTGGTATGGCAGTTGATCTGTCCACCAAAGCAGCTACAGCCACCCTGCCTCTGAAGATTGTTGGTTTCCCACAGCGCCCCGATAACAACATCGGTGATGCTTACACTAACGTGTATGTGCGGATCAACAACCATCAGCTGAATGCTGGTACCGGCTCTGCTGGCGTCTAATAGTTAGGAAGGAATAATATGTCTGGTGTGATTAATAGTGGCTCTTTTGCAAAAGCCCTATGGCCTGGCGTTAACGCTTGGTACGGTAAGGCTTACAGTGAGTATCCAGTTGAATGGACCAAGCTGTTTGAACAATTTAAGTCAACTCGTCAGTTTGAAGAGGATGTTGGTGTTTCAAGCTTCGGCCTAGCGGTCGTTAAGCCTGAAGGCGCTCCAATTTACTACGATTCTGAGCGTCAAGCGTTCATCACTCGCTATCAGCATGTGACATACGCCCTTGGTTTCATTATCACTCGTGAAATCATGGAAGATGACCAGTATGATGTTGTCGGTCAGCGTAAGGCTCAAGGTCTTGCGTTCTCGATGCGTCAATCGAAGGAAATCATCGCTGCAAACGTGTACAACCGTGCTTTCAACTCCAGCTACACTGGTGGTGATGGTAAGGAACTTATGGCAACAGATCACCCTCTGTTTGCTGGTGGCACATGGGCTAACGAACTATCGACTGCTGCTGACCTGTCAGAAGCATCCCTAGAACAAGCTCACATTGATATTGCTGGTTTCACAAATGACCGTGGTCTTCTAATCTCTGTCCGTCCTAAGGCTCTGATTATCCCACGTCAACTGATGTTTGAAGCCAAGCGTATTACTGCCCCAACTGGCCGTCCTGGTACCGATACCAACGACGTTAACGCCATGAAGGCAATGGGTCTGGTTCCTGAGGTTGTTGTTAACCATTATCTAACAGACACCGATGCGTGGTTCCTACGTACTGATGCGCCTCACGGCATGAAGTACTTCGAGCGTCGTGGTGACTCGTTTGATATGGATAACGATTTCGATACAGAGAATGCCAAGTACAAGGCTACTGCTCGTTACAGCTTCGGCTGGACCGATCCTCGTGGTCTGTTTGGTTCTCCTGGTGCGTAATTGAATTAGGCGTTGGGTTCGGAGACGACCTCCGATTAAATGGAATAATCCAGCCCACCCTTTTAAGGAGAATTTATGGCGGTATCAAATCCAAACATGAGTTACCCACGTCCGCGTGGCAGTCAATGCAAGATCATTCCGATTGCTCGTACAGACAGCTCCACACTGAAATGTGTCCTACCTAAGGATGCTATTATCATTGGAGTTTATGTACATCAAACAGTGAATGCCTCTACTGCGGCTGGTGCTTTCAACCTAGGTTGGAGCGGCGCGACGACAGGTATCATCAATGCCTTTAGCATGGCTACTACTGCGGTTGGTTATACAACTGCTGGAACTGCTACAGGTGCACAGGTAGGCGTAAAGCTAGATTCTGACAAGCAAGTGATTGCTACTTACACAGTAGGTTCATCTACTGCCGGTGGCACAGGCTATGTCAAGATTGAGTACTTCATCGCAGGCCCTGGCGAAGGATACGACGATTAATATTACAGGGGGAGTTACATCCCCCTATTTTCTAAGGGGAATTCATGGGAGCTGCTCACAGGACTGCAAATGCAACTGTAGGTGCACATGATGCTAAAGCGGTCACAGCCAGTGACTCCACAATTATTGAAGTCACGCGTGGCTTGTATGTTGGAGGTCTTGGTGATGTCGCAGTTCGTATGGCAGACGGCACTTCTGTTACATTTTCAAACGTTGCAAATGGAACACTGTTACCAATTCAAGTAGACAAAGTTCTTTCAACTGGAACAACTGCAACACTTATTCTAGCACTTTATTAAAGGATACTTATGGCTACTTTTACAAAATTCAATGCATTCGTAGAAAACGTTGCTGAAGGGGTACACAATCTCGGAAGCAACCAACTTGTTATTGCATTGACAAATACTGCGCCAAGCGCAGCTAACTCCGTATTAGCGGACATTACTCAGATTACATATACAAACTTATCAAGTAGAAACGTAACTACTTCTTCAAGTTCACAGACAAGCGGCACGTATAGTCTTGTATGTAATGATCTTGTTCTGACGGCTTCTGGCGGCTCAGTAGGTCCTTTCCGCTACGCTGTGTTATATAATGACACACCAACTTCTCCAGCCGACCCATTAATTGGTTACTGGGACTATGGTTCATCTGTTACGCTTGCCAGTGGAGAAACATTTACTGTTGATTTCGGAGCTAACGTACTAACACTAGTGTAATGGCGACACTGAGACTAACTCACCG